GAACCATAGAACCAGCATAAGCAATATGTTCATATCCCTCACCGAATGTTTGTCGTTTATGAATATCACCCAACATAGCCATATCAAATCCATCGAACATATCCACTTGGAATGAGTTAGAGGAAACGGTATAGCCAATATCTGTTTGAGCTTTGTTTACCGGTCCATGAAATAGACAGATTGTATTTTCTCCATCAACGGTATCTCCTTTAGGCCAATTTTCCTTGTCATCCAATATAGAATAGACAACAAAAGTAAGGTTATGGATATTATAGACACCAGTATCACGAAGATAATGAATTCTATCGTTGTTAAGATTTTCGATAATAGGTGTGAGTACGTCAAGTCTGTGGGAATTATTTAAGTTACAATCGTGGTTACCTGTGATTAACACAGTTTCTCTTAACTTAGCACACTCGGTGAGAAACCAACTTATTTCGTGTACAAGTTCGGGTGACATCTCAGTTTTAGCATGAGCAATATCACCTGCAATATAAATGAGGGAATCCTCAATTTTATCTTCTTTAACTTTTTTTAGGAATTTTTTGAATACCAGTCTGTATTCTTTGTGTCTTTGTAGATTTCTAATGTGTAAATCTGCAAGGTGGTAAACCTTATTTATTATCATAAAATATTGTTTTTGTTGATGAATTGATAAAGTTCATCTGCTATTATTTTATAGCCTTCTTTATTGGGATGTTGTGTTGCACGAGTATCATATCTTTCAACGTGCTCCCAAATATCATTTCTATCTAATTTGTTTAATATTTCTCTAAAAGTAGTTTTTAAATTACCAAATATTGGTACTGTATCAATTAACTTTAAATAATCGTTTTTTAATGGGGGTTGTACCATTTTTTCAAAAGATTCCATCATAATATATTTTATGTTGTAATGATTAAGTAATTTTTGTAAAAATATTATGTAATTTTGATTTGTTAGATTGTAATAATCTTGATTAAATAAATCTGTAATAAAAAACTTTTTATAGTTGGATAAAAATTCATTAAAAGTAGAAGAGTGTCCATGTTCATCATATGAATCATAAAACCTATCTGGTGTTTCTAATAAATGTTTTACAGACCAAGATACCCATTCGCCATCTGGTAGATATGGTACGTAATCTCTTAAGGATGATGAAAACATTATAGAAACAAAGTCGGAGGATGTTACATTACCATTTTCAATATCTTTAATAATATCATTAAACATCTTTCTATTTGAATTACCACTAACACCTCTATTGAGTGTATTTGGTATATTTAATTTATTTGCTAAAACACTTGGCCAAGAATTTTCATTTCTAAATACTCTTTTTTCATTAGGGGATAGGAATTTTTCTATTGAAACATCTGAACCTTCTCCTTCTGTCCAAGAACACCCATAGGCAACTAATCTATTCATAAACTTGATAATTTTTGTGAAATAATATCAACAAATTGTGTTTGCTCGGATTCTTTTAATTTAGTGTTCACTTCAGAGAACCCCATATCAGATGCATCCTTATCTGTGGGTTTAATGTTTTTTGTAGTAATTCCTTGATTTTGATATTGAACTGTATATCGTAGTGCTTGTTCTTGTGCATCTTCATCCAATAAAATATTGATACCTTTAACTTCTTTTTTATATATAGTATCATTTAAAGTTTTTGGTACAAATTTACCAAGTAGTGGGATTGCGTTTCGCTTCACAGCCATCGCATCAAATACTCCCTCTACTAAAGTAATTGGTTCGTTCCAATTTATTTGGTTTTCGAACATTATAACATTTTTAGAAACCGGCGGATTCTTATACTTAAACTTTTCCTCATCGAATACAGAACGTGCGATGAAGTAATTGAGTCTATTATTGTTATCATAACTTGGAATAATAATACGATTGGCGTAATGACCAGAGTCACAATAACCAATATTATAGCGTTTAATATCCCCTTCGCTAATACCTCGTTTTCTTGCATATTCTTTCACCTTTCCGAACAATGGGTTAATACCCTTTGGTTCTGTTAGAAGTGATTGAAACTCATTTGGTAACCTTAACTCTACCTTTTCTTCTTCGGTATTATTACTATACACAACATAATCATCACCATAAATCTCATATATTTTTTTTAACTTATAAGAATCTACGTGTAATCTTTTTAATAACCTTTGAATACGCTTACCTTTCGCATCACATACCCAACAGTGCCATTGTTGTGTCTGAAGGTTTATCTGTAACTTTTTCTTGTGATGATGACAAAAAGGACAATAATGGGCCTGTTCATCGTTTTTCATGGATGTACCAGGTCCTAAGATATCATCTAATATGTTTACTACATTCTGTTTATCGTGGTGTGAGAGCATAATTATACGATTTAACTCGTTACAAAGATACGAAATTATTTTGAATTATCCAAATAATTAATGAAGTTTTTTTTTGTTATATTATTTTATGTACTAATATACGAAATTATTCTGTAATATCCAAATCTTTTCTGAAAAACTTTCCTAATAAGTTATCATTAAGTGATAACTCATTTGCTAATACATCGTGAGAAAATTGTTCTTGTAGTTCATAATAGGTAAGAGATTTCTTATTTGAACAAAATCTCAATATTCTTAGTTCAAGTTGGTCATTAATATCACTTCTCCTATCTTCATTCAAAGCTTTATCATTATTATCAAACCATTCTTTTACTACTTTATTAGAAGAACGATATTCTAACCAATCAGATTCTTTGGTTACCATTTCATATTTCTTCATTCTCTTATCAGTAAGAGCAGCAGTTTCTTTTTTACCAAACTTTCGTTTTCTAACTGAAACTACTTGTTTTTTACCAATGTAAAACTCATTTGTTTTACCATTTGTAATTTTATATATAAAACCAAATACACCTTCTGGCATATCTGATACTTCTGTTATGCATTTTCCGTTATATGTCCATGTCATAGTTAAAAATTTTGAAATCATTTTTGTACCTCTCTCGTACCCAATCTTTCATCCACTCTTCTTGATACATATGTTTGTAAAAAGATTCTTGATTTAACTGTGGGTGTTTATCGTAGATTGAATTACGATTTAAGTGCGGTAGTGATTCTTGTACTTTTATATTTTGAAAAATATGATTTACATCTTTTACATAGTTTTCATATCTACCGATGAAACTCACCTTTTTATCAGATGAACTTCCGTTAGTTGTAAAATAGCTTTGGGGAAAGTATAGATAATCGTGTTCGAAAATAGAATCAATAAACTTTCTAACACTAGAAAATCCATTATCTCTACAATAGTGATAATAGGCAGAAGCAAATCGAGTAAAAGGATTTCTAACTATACAAAATATATAGTAATCTTTTATGTTCTCAAATTTACCTATGTGGTTGTGAGATTTAGAAACAAATTCAGTACCTTGTTGGTTTTTTAAAACAGAGTTCAATGAAGTTCCTCCAGTCTTAGGTATATGAATAAATCCCCATTTATTAAAACGGTTTATTAGTAAACTCAAATAAGATTGGTTTATGATAATTCTGAATCAGAATATTTTTTACTAGTAGTATATCCTTTACCGCCAGTTGTATTGGCACCAAGTTTATAACCACGAGCTTTTTCCAACTTTTTTTCATCTGCAGAAAGGTCTAGACCACCATCTTTTTCGATAGGTGTTTTATCTAGTTTAGTACCTTGTGGGAATTTAGAAAATTCCGATTTGTCATATAAGTCTTTTATTGAAGCCATAATGTTGTTCCTTGTTATTTACTATAAATATGTTATAAATCAATTCTAACGATAAAATTGATATCCATATCAGGATAATTCTTTATCGGTTTGGGTAATTTTGCTGTTGCTACTAAATTATTATTATCATCATATAAACCTATTGTTGATACGAATGTTGATAAATATGAACCAGTTGGGTCTGTTAATACTTTTGAATAATAGTCATCCCATGAACCAGTTGTAGTACCATCAAACGAAGAAGTGTACCCACTCACTTGGTCTATATCTAATACTTCTTTAATTTTTCTTACACCAGAAGGTCTATTATCGGTAGCAGATGTTTCAAAATCATATGAATCAGTTAAACTAACCTCAACTGCAGATGGGTTTTGTGAAAAATTAAATTCACATTCACCTACTTGACATAAAACCTCTAATTCATGTATAGTTTTAGTTGAACGATACTGCAAATCATATGTAGTTACATCTTCCAATTCAATATCATTATGAACATCATGTGTGGTTATTGCAATTAAACCATCTTGATAAAAAACATTTCCATAATGTAATGGTTTCAAATCAGTTCCTAAGAAATTTAATTGTTCTGTAAAAGAAATATTACCTTGTGTTCTAATATCAGATGAACCTGTTATATATTCTCCACCAATATCATTAGTGTACATATCCCATCTATCAAGAATTCTAATATCAGTATCACCTTCAAGAGTTAAAGTCATTTCTGGGTCCATCAAATCTAAATCGTAACTTAATTTTATAGAATGTGTTGCTGATGTATCGTTTAAATATAAATAAACTCCCTTACTTAAATCACCACCATTACTTAAAGAACCAGTACCAAAGGAACCAAAATCTGCAGATAGAAAACCATATTCTTTTCTTTCTCCTACAAGATTACCATATCCATCATCATAAAGTAAAGAACCAGAATTAAGTTGGTCTGAATATAATTTAACTGAAAATGGTTTTATTCCCTCTCCTACTCTGCTTTGACTAACTGGTATTAGAAATATGGTTTCATCAACAATTCTTTCGTTGTTAAAATCACCCATATCTGTAATACTACCAAACATACCTAACAATCCATTATCAGTAAGATATTTGTGTTTTATTGATTGGTACATTGGATACTTGTGGAATGAACTTGTAATTGAACCACTTACTGTTCTTTCAAATTCTTCTGAATCAAACATTCCACTACCAGTGTGATATGCAGAACCTTTATCATATAATTTCATTACAGGATAATCTGCATGAGAAGCATAATATCGTTTATAGACCTTAAATTGTCTATTTGATACGTTTGATTTTGGTATTGCTTTTAACATAGTGTAATTCCTCTATATAAATATGTAGAAACAAAAAACCCCACCGAAGTGGGGTTGTTTTATAGGTTAAGCTCTTTTAGAAATCAAGTTTAACTTTTATAAGTACTTCTTTATCGAAAGATTTTTCAATAGGTTGTGAAGTTTTAGCTACCGCTAACATTTCATTAGCATCGTTCATTAATCCAATTGATGTTATAAATGTTATAGGATTTGTTTCAAAAGATGATTCTCTAAAAGTACCATCCGAACCACTTACAAATGTTGGGTTGTTTGAGAAGTTGAATTCTCTGTTCTGTGCTCTTACAAAGTAATGAGATGTAGAAAGATTTTCTACTCTTCTTGCTTGGAAATCACCACCACCTTCTATCATACCATGTAGTAAGTATTGGTTTCTTCCTTCATAATCAAATCCTTTGTAAAGACCAGTAGCTCCAAGTGAACCACTATCAAAACCATCTCCAACCTCTGCTGTAATTGCAGCTGGATTAAGTACAATGATTCCTAAATCAGGATAAAATTTACCATATCCCTGTCCTTCTGCTGCAGCTCCACTTGTGTATAAGTTTTTAATTGTTGATGGATTTTCAGTTCCTAAGTTTAAAGAACCACTTGCAATATCAAACACTCTACCTGCTTTTCCTACTGTATCTGAAAATTTCTTTCCACTATCATCAATAAATCTTCTTACTCCATTAGAACCACTTAAAATGAATTCTAAATTACCTGGGTCAAGAGTTTCTTTATATCTAGCACGAGCTACGTTAATAATAAAAATATCTTCAGAATCATGTGATACTCCAGATGCAGAAGAAAATGAAAATAATTCATCATCTTGTTCTAATAATATTTGTCTATATTGAGCGTAAGTTGCTTTGGTTGCAGTTACCGATGAATCATCGTTAGCCAATGATACAGAACCACTACCATATTTGTTACCATATGCTACTGCATATTGTACTTCAGCCGATGCATCAGTTGCAGGGTCTGTTGAATATACATTTAAGTAATATTGCGTACTAGCATCTGTTTGTGCAGATGAGGTAAAAAATGTACTTAATGAACCAGTATCACCAGTCCAAAGACCAGTTGTTACAGTTTCTACTTTTCCTTGTACAGTATCATATTCTCCAAATCTTTTATAGATTCCAGTCGAAAGGTTTCCACCTTGTGCTGCAACTTTATCACCACCACTTAAATATTGGTTAATGATTTCTGATAATTGTTCAGAAGTTACATTACCATTCTGTGATGATAGATATGATGCTAAATCAGATGATAAATTTACTCCCGCTTGTCCTGTTATTTGTGCCATCTTTTAAAGTTCCTTAATTATTTAGGTTGTACATAAGTTATTGTAACAGGAATAGTTTGTGAACCACCCGTTTCATTACCATATACAGTAATCGTTGTTTTTATTGTTGCAGTAATATTTGGATTAGGTATAAATGTAAATGTTATACCAGTTTCAATAGCTGCTGTTGTTGTAATTTCATCACCAAGTGCTAGAGGAATTGTTCCTGATGTTGCTGCTAATCCACTTCCTACAATTGAACCTGCGTTCTTATTAGAAAGAATTATAGTATATCCACTTTGGCCATTTCCTGCTGGTGAAGTTGTTGGTGTTAACGATACTTGACCAGAATTCTGATTCACAGAAACAGAAGGAATACCAAATTCTACTTTTGGAATCTTTTTTGTTCCTTTTGGTAACGTTACCAATTTATATTTCAATACTTGAGTTTCATCTGGTGAAGCCTCAGTAATTGGGATTGCTTTAATTGCTGCATCATAATAAGCACTACCCTTTGGATGTGCTGGTTCGTACAATGAGTAATCTATCTCATCATCACCTAATGCGAACTTTGTAATGTTTAAACCACCACCGTTTGCTAACAATTCTCTACCTTTTCTAGTAAGAATTGCATCTACTGTGATTTCTGCGTTATCTAAATATGCCATAATTGTTCCTCTGTGTTTTCAATATATAAATATAAGTATTTTGTAAAATTCATTTTATTTTCTATCAACTTCTAAAATTGGTTCACCTTTTCCTCTTGAAGTATCTGAAACTTTAAGAATATTAGGGTTAGTACAAAACGTTTCTACTGGTGATTTTTTATCCAAGGTTGTTCTTGCTGTTTGTCTTGATGAAGAACGAAATCCACGTTTTCCATACTTGTCTCCAAGATTTCCTCCTGGTAGTTTTCCACCATTCGAATTTGCTGCAACTGCAGATAATATATTATCTCCACTTGGTGCAGGGTCTCCTATTTCATTAAATACTACAACTTGTCTTGTTTTAGTTACAGTAATATCTCTATATAATGGTTCTTTTAACCATCGTTTACCATCTGCAGATAATTGACCAGTACCTGGGATTGCTTGTCTTTCTATTTCAGTATATTGTTCTGTTACAATCCAAACTTGTTTTCTTTCTTTTATTAAAGTACCATTTCCATCTAAACGAGTAATGTTTGCAACACCATTTTTAGCAAATATACCAGCAAGTCCATTACGTAAATTTCGTGGGTCTACTCCAATTTGAGATTGTCCACCAAGTGCCAATTGTTGTCTTAATAATCTTTGTATAAACTGAGTATCGGTAATTCTACCATCCATTAAATCAGTAGAAGAAATAAAAGCAGGACCTACACTTCTAATAGTTCCATTAAAACTTCGTCTGTTAAAAGTAAATTTTGGTAATAATCTTCTTAATAAACCATCATTTATTCTTTTAGCATCAATATCAATTTTTAAATCTTTATTTTGATTTAGTTTGAAATCAAGTGGTTTTACATCTTCAAATAATAATTGCTTACCTTCTCTTAAAGTAATTTTACCATCAGATAATTTACTACCAATATCTACTGCTTGTGGTTTTCTATGTTGTACCTTACTTCTTTCAAGCATATGAGGTTCAATTAATAAACCACTTGATACAATTGCTCTAGCAGGAACAAGTGATTCTAATGTTTCAAACAAAGATTGGTCAATGTATCTTACTAACTGAATATATTCATAAAGATTTATATTATATCTTTCAAAATAATAATTTCTAAGAATTCTTAAATCTCTATATTCAGAAGAATATCTTTCTTCAGGTTCACCAATATAATCATCTAATTCAAACTGTCCAAGAGATTTTAACATATCCATATTAATCTCTTTTACTGGTGAGAAAAATAATCCTAATCTATTTGAATCAATTGGAGCAGTATCTAATGATTTTTTAGTTGAACGTTCTCTATAAGAAAGACTCAATCCAGTCGTTATATCTTCTGTTGGAATACTGGCTTCTTGTGTTTCAAATCTAAATTTATTACCAACACCAAAACCACTTGAAGGAACATTTGCAGTTACAGTTCTTTCATATGTTGTGTAATGATATGGGTACTCACTAATAGTTGTAAAGTTAGATGCTGTTACAAAATCAACATCATATGTTTCGTTTATAGATACATTTTTGATAGCAGTATCTGCATTTCTATCTTTTGGATATTCAAAATCTAAACGAAGAACTAAATCTTCAGTAGAAGATGAATGGTGATTACCATCAATTGCATCTGGTAATAATGTATGATTATCAATACGTGATTCTGATAATGCAGTTGTCCAATATCTAAATTCATCAATTGAACCACTCATTGTAGAACCACCAAGGGTTAATTCAGTATCCAATTCCCATGAAGAAGTTGGTACATTATAAACAGACATTGAAACCTCATTCCTAATTCTTTCATTAAATGCTTCTTTTGCATAAATTTCAAATGAACCAGTTGCAAGATGTTGTATTACAATTTGAGTGTACTCATCGTTAAAAAATGGAATTACTTCAGATGATTGGGACATGATAGTAGAACCACTTAAATATTGAAATTCAAGTTTACCTTGATTACCACTACTATATGATACACCAACATTCCATCCACTTGATGAAATAAATGTTTGGTCTTGTTTCTGTTCGGAATTTAACCTAATTTCAACTGCCTGTGGGTGTTCAGAGGTTTCACTATATTCTTTCCAAGGAACAATTACAGATTCAGAACCACTAATGTTAATTGCAGCAGTTCTATCATCAAATGAAAACTTAGTAGCACCACCTTCTTTTAACTGAGGTCCTCCAAATTCTAATATAGTTAACATAGAAGTTGGTACACCATAACACGCGAGTGCTGCTTTAACTGCTCTGTTAGACCCTTTGTGTTTAAGTAAATATGGTAGGTTATTTAATAATCTTCTCCAAACCTCTTGTTGTTTTTCCTTACCACTTAGTGATGATACTTGAGTACCATCAGAAGTTTGTCCGAAAGAATATTCCCAAAGAGCCTGAGCTTTTTTACCCATTTTAGCATCCCAACCTAGAGATTTTAGCATGGAAGATACCAACGTATCTTTAATACCAAGTTCATATTTGTGTTCTAAGTTTTTAGTTGCTGCTAATGCTTTAGTATATGAATAGAGAACATCAAAGTGATGACCCATCATATTGAAAAATAGCTTAAACTGTTCGGATTCTTCTGAATCTTGAACGTGTTGTGGTAGGTTGTTTATTAAATAATCTTTATTATAAAAATCATAATTTTGTGCAGATGATATTATTCCACTATACCAATCAACTGATTCGTTTGATGTTGATTGAGAAACTTCATTTGTTCCTGCACCAGGATATGTTAATCCACTAACAGAAGATGATGTAAATAAGAATTTTTCAAATGCATCAAAGTTAGTTTTAACCTGTTGTATGTTTTCTGTATTAGTTTGTATTTCTCTAATCATACCAGCAGAACCAGTATAATAAGAACCTGATTGAAGTTCTTCTACCTTTGTTTCATATAATTCTATTAACTTAACCTTATATAAAAAATTATTTACTCTTTCTTCTGCAGAAGAATATTTTACAAAGTTATTCCAACCCCATGTAGTATCACCATCAATAAGAATAGAACCACTAATTTCTTGAGAAGAACTTGCAAATGAAATTTGTAATGTATCTAATGAAAGACCACTTCCACTCACAAATTCACTTATTACAGAAGTAGATGTAGCGGAACCACTTGCAACTAAATCATCATATAATTGAAATCCAATATTTTCTCCACATATATTTTGTCCAAAATCTGGTGTAAGTTCTATACATTCCTTTAACTCTTCATTAATTAAAGTTACTTGTTCGATGAGAGGTAATGATTGTATCTTAGATACCCAAATTTGTTGGTTGGGTTGTACACTTCTCGGTAGAGGTTCGTACATTTTGAACACTAACGTTTCTTCTTCGTGTGTTTTTTTACGAACAATTTGGTCTACAAATTCACCTTCATCATTTTCAACCTTCTGAATTACATCTTCGTATTGTGAAAATTCTTCATAATCAGTACACCATGTAGCAATAAGTTTATTATCACCATCACCAAAGTGCATTAAGTGAGTTAAGTATTTAGAATTATCTTGCCCTAATGCATCTGAATCAAATTGATTACAAATGGCATCTGAGATATCTCGCATTACATCGGGTCTACGAAGTTGTAAGTTACCTTTATCAAATGCAATCTTAATAGATTCAACTCTACCTTCTGCTAATTCATCTCCTTCTGTATTATAGGGAATAAAATATAAATCAAAATAAACCCAATCTAAATTTTCATTTAGTGATTCACCTGCTTGTTTTAATATTTTACCAATATTAAATTGTTGGGAACCTACTGCTGCTCCCTTTTTTACTATTCGTGTAGTATCCGATACTTTACCAATATATATGTTAACGTAGTTGGTATTTACAGAGTTCCAGTTAACTCCAAAATCTACATTGTATCCTTGATAATCTTCACCATAAATAGTTTCAGGATAATCAATTGTTGTAATATCTGGTCCCGGTAGGAAATCTTTTTGAACTACTGATATTGCTATTGGTTTTGCTTCACCAGTACCATTAATATTAGAATCTGGCTGTAACCAAACTTGATAAAGACCCGGTCCATCAAAATCAGTTGGTGTTACAACTAACTTAGTATTGAAATTATTTTTTCGTACTGAAGTTCCTTTTGTTCTAACATTTACCCAATCTGTATTTTTAGTTGTAAATGGTATTTCAAGTACGGTAGTACCACCTTCACCAATGTTAAAAGTGTATTGATTACCATCGGTTAAAGTTAATATGGGTTTTGTATATCCTGGAGCAGCTTCACCTGAGGTTCTAGATTCAGTTACAGTATATTTTTCATATCTGTATTTTGGTGTATTATCTGGTATTGGGTCAGCAGGTGGGTCTTTTGGAATTTCTCCCTTTGAAATACTAAATTTTAATTTATAATTAGTACCATCTTGAACAGTATTACTGAAAACTTTAGTAGATGTTGTGCCTATTTGATTTCCAGCCGGTTCTCTGTATAAAGTATATAAATGATTATACGAACTATTACTTGTTGGGGTTACACTAAAAGCACCACCCTTTGAAGCATTAACCTTTGTTGAACCAGTTCCTGTTATAGTTTGAGTTTTTCCTGCTATATTAGCAACTGCACTTACCCCACTCGCGAGGTCATGTTGAATAAGTACACTAACATCAGTTGATGGTGGGTCTGGCGGGTCTACTACAACTTGAGGGAATGTAAAATGTAATGTTGCTTGTGCATCCAACATAGTCATTGTTTTTTGAACACTACCATTCTTTATAACATCAATAGTATATTGCTCAAATCCTAAAGAACTAGCTCCAAGTTTAGCTTTAACTTGATAAACTTCAGCTGCTTTTTGGCCATCTTTAGCAACAATAGTTTTACCACTTAAGAATGCTTTTGAACTAAATTTAGCACCTGAAGCTATTGGAGTTCCATCTGAGAATTGTATTCCTTTTTTATGAGTTGGGTTTGTTGTAAAGTTTAGAGTAAATTGGATATCCAAAGGTGCAAATGTAATTGGTGGCAGGTCAATCTTAAGAAACCCATCACCATTTAATTTTAAACCACTTAAATCACCTAATCCTAAATCACCAATATAGGGTAAACCACTATTTGTGTTGTAAAATGAATTGGCACCAGTATTCTGAAACCCAACTGATGATTGAGAAACCGCACGGCTTGTATCGGCGTTCACACCACCCGAACCAAAGCTACTTACTGGAATCCAGTTATATCCAGTCCATTCATATTGGCCATCAATTGAAATTTCGCCTCGTTGTTTAGCTTTATACGTTGGTAATGCCATTTTAAGTTATCTCTCCTTTAGTATATAAATATCTAATTCAATTATTTATTTTATCTTCTTCTACCAGAACCATCATATAATGATGAAGTATTAAATCCAGCAATTCCTCCGTCTGGTTTTATGTTGTGGGTTAATATACCGTTTGCATAATAAGTATGTTTACCATCTAACCTAATTAAATACACATCCTCTTGTCTATCTAACATAATACTATCGATTAAAATTGTATTTTTATCCCTATCTAACATGATATCACCAGGTTGTAGTTGTAATGTATTTCGTATCCTCCAACTATCATCTCGTTTAACTAAATGTTTGTGGTCCTCACTACACTCTAATAATCCATTGTTGATTGAATACACCTCTGCATCACTAATAGTGATTTTATTTAGAACTTTAAACGGCTTGTTATCATACTGTTCAATATCTTTACCTTCCCAATTATCTTCAACTTCAAAATGACTAGAAAGTGTTTTAATATCTAATCCCATTAACGAATCTCCAATTAACACATCTTTTATTGATTTAAAAGTACCATTTTCCATTTCTATTTGAGTATTTCCAACTAAACATCCTGATAGTAACGCACCCATTGGTTCTCCAGAATATGCTGGAGAATTGTAAGCAGAAAATCCACTACGTGCTATTCCTTCAGCTGATGATAATTCGTTTACTGTAAAGGCAAGTGAATTATTAAGCATATCAGGTAAATCTATTTCATCTATAAGTTTTTTTGGTGGTTTTGGTTTGGGCTGTGGTTGTGGTTTAGGAGCTGGTGCCGCTGCAGTTCCTGCTTGTGAAATAGTTACTGATGTTGTTGGATTTCCCGGTAAATTTGATGAGAACGAAACAGTTCCACTTCTAGCAGCTCCAGTATTTTTAAGCACACGTACTCGTAATAAACAATTTCCACTACTATATCCAAGATTTCTTTCAGAAACAGTTATTGTTGCCCATGATGGAAGTCCTGTAATTCTAGCCTGTTTTGCATTTGCACCAAATTTTTTAATATCCGATGGAGATGCTTGTATTCTAAATTGTTGTATAAGCCTACCATTTTTTGGAGATGGTTGACCTTCAATTGGAGATGCACTTATCGAATAATTTGTTGCCGCGGGTTTTGGTCTTGGAGACCCTCCAGATGGAGCAGGTGGATTTGGTCTTGGCGGTGGTATTGGTGGTGGAGGTGGTGGTGGTATAGGAATTTTCCTATGTTTAGTTACCGTTACCGTATATTTACATATATCATCCACAGTTGCAGCCGGATTATAATTTGTTGCTTTAGGGTCTCTACATCCCCTTATTGCTGGTTTCTTTTCAGTTGGTGATTCTGCTAAGAATTCTCCATCTGATTTTACAGTTTGTAAAATTTTACCAACATCATCTAAAGTTTTTTGTTGAGTATTAGACCTTCTAGTTTCTGACCTAATTTCTTGATTTGGTAAATGATAATTTACACATTGTTCTCCAATATCACAAAGTTGACTTATAATTCCTTTAGAATTAAAGTTAATACCAAATGAGTCACCAGTAGATTGTCCAAACTTATCTTGTTCTAAAATATTTGAATATCGATTATTTCTGTAATGGTCTAATGATTTATCAAAGGATATTTTTACAAGAGATAACCATCTTTCAAAATTATCTATTTTAAATTCTTTTTCAATTAGTTTTATGTATCCTTCACCAGCTGCAACTTTACCTCTTAAAGCCAACATTTTTTTTAAAACTGCTGTTATATCAAATTGTGCTGAAAATTCATCTAAGAACTGAAGAACATCAGCTGCAAAATCTTCACCACTTGTAAAGGTATTGTATCGTATATCTAAATCAGAATTTGGATGACCTGTTTGCTCATCTATTACTGGTAAAACTCTTACTTCAGTTCTTGATGGTGATATTTCATGTATCCATGCTTTATCAAATTTACGTTCTTCTGAACCCAATCTTCTATTGAGTAAAGATACAGATGTTTTAAATATTCCTTGTGAATATCCCGCCTCTTTTATTAATTTTTCAATATCAACAAAGAATTCTTCAGCACCATTTCTTTTAACATTAAATTTAGTTTGATTTACTTTACTAAAATATTTCTGAATATTTGTATCTGTATAAGAAACATATCTAACAGTTTTACCATTTGCTGATTCTTGAGGAAGAGGATTATCTGAAGCATCATATACAATAAACTCAATGATATCACCTACATCAATACCAAAGATACCTCTACGAACTTCGCGTTCGAAGATTTCTCTATCTTTTTTCTCAACTCGATAGCCCTTTTTTTCTTCTATATTTTTAAATTCTTTTATAGCCATTCTTACCCTTTATTCTTTCTTATATGCCAACTTAAACTATCAGATTTTGCAGTAGTACCATCATCATATTTTATTGATATAACAAAATTACCTTTGTAATCTTGAGCCTTGTTTAAAAAGTTGGACTTATCTGGTTCTGGTTTATTTCTACCACCTATTTTTTTATTCATGTACATTTTAATTTCGGTTTTAGAACCTTTATTAATTGATACACTTTTTGATTTTGAGGGTATTCCATTATCACTTCCAAATCCTAATGGGCCATAATTAGTTTGACCACGTTGGGTAGTAAATTGACCGGTAACTGCTATTGAAACTTGAGTAATCTTAGCTCCACTATCTTTTAAGTTTTGTATTGTTAGTTTACCACATTTTCCTGGCTGTGGATTATCTACCGATGTTACCCATTCTATATCGTTAGGTCCACTACCTGGTCCATCTTGTTTAACTCCATAATATGATTGGTTATCACTTAGTGGGCCTAAACCTGCTGCAGCTGCTGCGGTTTCCGCTGCTTGACCTGATAGTTGTGATTCTAATGCTTCTTGTTGGTTTTGTAAAGCTAATCGTTGAGCTTCAGCTGCTGCAGCTGCTGCTTCTCTTTGAGCTTTGGCTGCATCTGTTTGGATTTTTAAAGATTCTATCCCAGCATCCACCTGTCCTTTTAATCCAGTAATCAACTGTCTTAATGAAAGCATCTGTTGTCTTAAAACATCTTTTTGAGCAACCAATCCCTCTACTTGTCCATTTAACTTAACTCGTTCATTTGCTTCTTTGGTTGATTTAATTACTGCAAGAGTTAACTTACTAGTTTGTTCTTTGTATCTTTCTGTTGATTGTTGAAATTGATTATCTACCACTGCTTTCTGAACTTTAAGTGAATCGTTTTCAATTAGTGCTGCTTGTAATTCCGCGGTTAAGGTTGCAACCTTACCTTGTAATTCTGATATTACTGCTTGAGCCTTTTCTAAATCTTCTAAAGCTTGTTCAAACTTATCTTGTAATTCATCATATACAGGTCTCGGAACTACATCTGGTTTATCTTTTAAAGGAGGTCCTACTAATTCATCGATATTAACATCGATTGCTTTCTTTAATTGCTCTTCAGTATATGCGGGTTTTTCTATATATGAAGCTACTTCACCATCTCGTTCACCCTTGATGTGTTCAAATGGTACATCTGCAGAAGCAGAGACAATAGTAGATGCCCCATCAACAAAGGTGTGGGTTTTAGATGTGGCATCTTCGGAGATGATTGCTTTTGAACCATCTTTTACCAATTCATCAAATCTAAATCTATTATCTAAAGCCATTTTATTTTTCTATCGTAAAAGTTAAATCTCTATCTTCAAAATATTCTATAACACCATCTCTAATAGTTTTAATCTGAATATAGTAATCTCTATTATATTCCCAATTTGTTAAATCTAATTTAAAGAAATTACCATTCGAATCACATGAAACTTTTGTGTAATCATTATTAAATGGTATGAGTATCTCACCAGTTAATATATCTGTTACCTGATAATATGTAGTTGATGGTAAAAAATATACATCTGTATATGAGTATTGATTGGTGTATGTTTTAAGAGGATATTTTTCTCTTCCGAAAACTCTGATTGTAGGTTTACTTCCACGCTTGTATCTGGTCTTTAATCTTTTAAATGTTACATGAATATCATCAGAGGTAAGTTCTGTTAAAGAGCCAGTAGAAAATGAAGAATCATCCCAACCAATTCTTAGTTTAGGTTGGTATATTGTATTTGTTTCTTTTGAAAAGAATTTTAATTGTCCATAATCATTAGTATCATTTTCTAATAATGTATCGTGTTTTAAAATAAATCCCTCATTTGGCAGAGTTCCACCAACCCATTCATCCATAGTTGTTTTAACATCCATTTGTATATCAGATGATTCGTATGAAAATGATTGTGTTGAAAATGAACCAGTGAACCAAGTTCCTCCTTTACCATTAAATGAACCAGTTGTATCAGATGAATGTTCTTCAAGTGATAACCAATCTTGTCCTGTGATTACAGAGTTCCAAGATACACCATCGGTTGTAATATCATCGAAACGAGTACCAATACCCATTTCCCACGATTGTGTTACTGCATATGCATATATTGTGTAGTCCATTGGAATCTCAGAAGATTCACATTCTTTAAGAATTAGTTCAGCTGAACTCATTGTAACTTCTCCACTAGCAATAGATTGTGAAAGTGAATCTGTTTCGAACTTGATTACAGAATGTGCTATATCTTTTAAACTTCCATAGTAAGTTTTAGAAACTTCTAAGATTTCATCCAAACCAGTATTTTGACTGGGTTGTTGTAAATAGATACTTGCATCTTTAGATGCTGTTACGAATTGGTACATTATACAACCCTCCCTTTTATATCCTTACCAGGATATTTTAATTCAAATATAGATGGGTCTAAAGATGGGTAAACCATTTTTCCCTTTGTAGCTGATAAAATGTTATACTTGTGTTTAGAATATACACCACCACATTTATTTACAATTTCACATTTTGGAACTGAAAGTACTCCCTCAACTCCCGCAATAATTATTTCAAGTTCTGAAATATTAATTGGTGTATTAAAAGTCCAATCATCAATATTAAAGTAGTTTTCTACTTCAGTTATACATTGTAAAAGTACTTCTCTTTTATTATATGAATTATATGTCATTATTTCAAAATCAATACCAATGTTTATGATAAATCCATCTAATAAATTAATACCATCGGTTAACATTCTGTACTCAGACAAATATGTTTTAACATTCTCTTTAACTGCTTTGTTAATTGATGTTAAATTTTTGTTTGAATCATATCCAAGTAGATATAAATTAATAGCAAATGGATTATTTTTTTCAACTGAATTTACATTTGATTGTTTACCAACTAAAAACCTTTGTAATTCTGTTTTTATTTCTGTTTCAGTTTGTCCTTCTTTAGATATCCTTTGAACAATTCCTGCAAATTCTTCTAATGTATCTGGATTATTTAATATAGAACCTGGTGAATTGTTATCTAACTCTCCATCGGGTGCACAATATGATTTAGCAACTCCTCCATATTTTCCAGGTAATGCTAAAGCTCTTACTTGGTAATCTTTTCTTGTTACTGCTCTATTTTGAGAACCAAAATGTGCAAGTGCGTTTTCTCTAATTTCATTAATTGTTTCTGCACCTCGTCCACCACTTGCAGGAATTTCGTTTTCTGCAGCAACTGATTGTTTTACAGTAGCATACATTTGAAGTTCATCTGCATCAAACAAACTCATATCTTCATCGAATTCAATTGCTTCAATCTTTTTAATATCTCCTTTAGGTACATTTGATGGAACACCTCCTCCAATTAAATAACGAATCGTTAAAGTTGTGTTTGCAGGTGCTTGTCCATATGATTTTGATTTTAAGAAGTTAGCAGGGTCAAATGATGCACCCATCTTATCGATGGAATTATTTAATCCCAATCCTACATTTTTAAATGTTGGTAAAAAAGTTTCATCTGAAGATGTTGAGTTACCTGCTCCAAATAATATTGAAGTTGTATTATTTTCATTTATTTGTTTAACAAATCTTCTTGATGTTTTTGTTACTCTTAAAATACTAGGTACTGATTCTTTAAATTGTGCTAAATCTTTATCGAATTGTTCTGTATTTGGATAATCAGTATAAATCATTTCTTGTGCAAGATATGGAACTTCATACCACTTGTTTCCATTAGAATCTCTTACATCATATATAGAGATAATATTTGTATCTGATAAATCAACTTTATCAAATTGTTTTGGTGAAGCAAATGCTACATTAACTGATTTAATTTCAGCTGAAATAGCATTAACATATTTTCTAACTAAATAAAAAGTTGGTTCTTGTTGTGCATTTCTCTGATATACACTTACTTCTCTATCTTCAGAATCGTTAAAATCTAAAAGTTCAGTACTTCTAAAAGTTGTACCATTTGTAGATTCTAATTGTAATCCTTCTTTTATTCTAAGAAGATATCCTTCATCCATTTCAAATCTATTATCACCATCATACAAATTTCCACTTGCTCTTCGTTTACTTGGAGTGATTTGATAAACTGCTACTTTAGTTAGTGCAGGTGAAGTTACTTTTGGTTTATATCCTAAGAAGTTTGCAAGGGCAACAACGTTACTTCTATCCTCTGCGGAGTGAATCATTGATTCTTTAAGAGTATCATCAATATAATACCCAAGAACATCTCCTAAGTAAGATGCCATTTCAATAAACATCATACCAGGTGATGATTCATTAAAATCTGAATAGGATGTTGGGAAATATGTTTTAGCATACTCAATAAGATTTTTTCGGAATTGCCCGAAATCTTTATTTAAGTACTGAATACTTCTTCCTTTATTTTTTTTATCTGATGTATTTAGTGCCATATTCTATTATCCTTGTACTGTAAATGTTACTTCATTGGTATCAATTGTATTAGCTACTCTAAAAGTTAATCTCATATTTGCTGTGTTTCTATCCTTCATTTCAGGAGACATTTCTATATCTATCTCTTCTATTGTAATGTAAGGTAACCAATATGTAACCGATTCAATTATTACTTTTTGAATTTCACTTTCAAATTCACCATCCATTGGTTCAAACAAAAGCTCATGTAATCCAGTACCAAAATCGGGTTGCATTATTCGTTCACCCTTTCGTGTTAGTAATAAATTTCTTAAATTTGTTTTAGCTGCTTCAAATAAATCATACGTTGGGTCAAATAATAATCCACCATTAGTAGGATATTGAAAACCATATGCATAGTTATCAAATTCACTATCTGTATCTTTTACTATTCTTTTTGGTAAAACGTATGACATTAACCAACTCCTTATTTTTTAAATTTTTTAACTAACGCAGAATTATCTCTATTCAGAATTCTGTCTAAACCAGGTAAACCTGTTTGAACTCCTAATCCTGCTTTTCTAGAACTAGAACCTTCTACACTTCCATATCCCATTTTGTGTGCCATTTGACTTTTCATAGCCAAAGTTCCACCTGCTCCTAATGATGAATCCATATTAATTGTTTGTTCAATATCTGGTTCTGCAGCTTCGTATGATGGTATATGTGTATTTTCTTGCAATTGTTGTTGTGGTAGCGAATCTAATACAGATGCTCCACCACTACCAACTTGTCCACCACTTCTTTGTTCTTTAGAAAATGGTTTTGTGTTATTTAAAACTTCATTTAATATTGCGTTTTTTGTAAACACTTTTTTTGGTACCGATTTTCTTTCATTACTCAAAACTTCATCTGCTATTGAAAATGGGTCTACCTCCTCATTAACCACTTTTTTTACTGTGGTTGTTTTGGAAGTTTTTGTTTTATTTTTAACTGCTTCATTAAGTATAGCAGGAAACTGTTCAGTTAGAAACTTATGGTGCTGTTTAGCAACTTCAGCCTCTACTAACGTTTTTATTACTTTTACTAATTGTTTGTTATTCATTTTTGAAAATTTTCTTTTATCTTAATATAAATATATCTTTGTTAGTTTTATGGTTTTTAATCACAGTCTACGCAACAATTATCTTTTTCTTTTTGTAATTCGTTCTGTAATTCAGATAAACTTTTTTTAAATTGCTTCTCTGTATCTGGTTGTAGATTCTTAAAATCACCAATTGACTTAATTGCATCAGAATAAAATCTTTCAAACCCAGTCAAATCTTTTTTACGTTCGTTATTTAGTATTTTAATTAATTTACTAGATAAAACTGAATCACCTTTTAAAGAATCTCTAAGTTCATCGTTTAACAAATCATCGGTATTTGTAGTATCTAAACCTTCTTGTTTTGGATTAGAATATGTAAAAAGAGGTTTGGGTTTATCATTTATTGGTAATAAACTATCGTTATTAGCTAATTCTGCAGTAATTCCACCATCTGGATTAAATTTACTAGTAGTTGGTGTTTCAGTAGTACTACTTTGATTTAAACTAATACCAAACATAGGTACATCTGGTATTGTGTATGCTTGCCAATTTACTAGACCAGGTGCAGGTATTGGTGCAGGTGCAGATGGATATAAAGAAGTTGTCATAAACATTCCTTGAACAGTAAATAAATGTATTTTAGCAAACATTACAAATGCTTCAAGAAATGGTAAACAAGATTTCATTGGTATTTCAAATGGAACTGATGGCCATTTACCGGGATTTGTAACCATACCAGAATTTAAAATTAAATTTTGTATAGAACCTGGTGCTGGGATTGGATATATTGGAAATGGCATCATCGTAGCTCCTGTCCAATATCCTTCTACTGCTTTACCAGCATCTGCTAAGAACTTATGTTTACCTGGTTGTGTTTTTGTAATAGCCTTAGCATGTGCAACACTTAATAAAGTTGTCATTAATCCCAAATTTCCAACCATTACAGATTCTTTACCAATTAACTGTCCACCTCTTCGCATACATGAATCATATTCAGTTGCAAGTTTGATTGCATATTGAGCTGGTGATACAACTCCTATTGGATTGTTCATATATAGTAACATATTTACTTTGAACATATTCCAAGACATAATTTATTCCGTAAAGTTTAGTGTAGATTTAATTGTATCAAGTTGAGCTTGTATCTTTTTAAACGAAGCTACGTTTAATGGGCCCATAGCAGTAGGACCTGTGGGTGTTGCATATATTTGTTGAGTTATAGCATCTATCAGTTCTGATAAGAGGGTTACTAGAGTTTCTCCTCTAGCCAAAGGTTCTTTCTGACCAGTACCCTTTGAGTTACCACTATCATCTGTATTTAATCTAATTTGACCATCTCCAGTATTAATCCAAACATTAGAACTATTTCTATCAGTAGTTAGGGTTACATCTCCACCGAAATCCAACTGTCCAACACCGAACCCAAAATCCATACTTAAATCACCATCAGATATAATTGAATAATTTCCTTTTGAGAAGAAAAGAGTTTCTTGTGATTTTGCTGAAAAAATTAATCTTTCTGAATTTATTAAGATTTGGTCATTACCTACATATTCTTCTGGTATTTCTGCATACAATGGAGTAGTTTCAAAATTAGAAGAACCACCATCATCTATAAGACCAGGTTGAAATGGTATTTTATATTTATCAGATGTAATTGCAATGATAGAACCATCTTTGTTTACATCTTCTTCAGTAATATCGTTTCTTTTTAAATCATTTCTAGATTCATCGTTTTCTCTATTACGAATTATTATCGTTGGAGAAAATTCAGTATCTACGTTATTATATCCACTAAAACGAATTGATTGACCAAAGCGAGATTGTAAAATTCTATCACCTTCATATAATCTAAGTTTATGAATACCTTCAGGAGTAAAATATTCTCCTAATTTACTTTCAGTTTCTTCACTATCTGATGTAGCGGTAGATGTTTGTGATACTTCAGAATAAGAATCTGAACTTCCTTGTGAAGCTGGTTCTGATTTTTTACTTAGTTTGCTTTCTGCATTAATTCTAGCATTACCTAAATTAATACTAACACTTGGTATTCTTTTATAAAATTCAGTACCACCAATTTTAACTAATTGAACAGTTTCTCCAACCAAAGGAATTCCTTCATCTGCGATAAGTGGTTGATAAAATTGTAATTGTTTTTTATTTACAGAAAAATCATTAGATTTACGAACTTTAGCAGTACCAATATATGCATCAACTAGTTTTGGATTTGCTTTCCCATCTGGTGCCTGTATTATATTATCATCATCTTCATTTAAGATAACGTGTTCTACAATACCAGTATCTACTGCTTTACCACCTACTGAGAATCCACCTGAAACTGATTGATATGCTTGAGATATTGATTTTCTTCCCATTACTTACCTACTTTCTGTTTAAGTTCTTCTATCTCATTTGTAAGTTCATCAACTTTTAGTTCTTGCTCATCTACCACTTCTTTTGCAGTTTCTTCTAACTGAGAAAGTAATTGTTCCTTTTCATCATCAGATAGGAAACCAGTATCTCCTTCTGCTTTTTGAGCTGCTCCAATAATTCTTTGTGCAATTGCAGCCATCTTGATTAGTGAATCATCGTTCTTAACTGATGTATCTACTAAATCTTTTATGATTGGCCCAATTACTGCCATATCTCCAGCATGTCTAATTACCTTTTTCATTTCAGCAATTAGTTCTGAGATTCTTTGTTTCTTGTTTTGTTGATTATCATAGATATCTTTAAACAATCCACTAAGGTTCTTGCCAGGAAATAATTCAAAATCTGTACTCATGATTATACCATATTAGTTCTATATAAATATAGTAAATAAAAAAACCTCCCATTTCTGAGAGGTTTTACCCAACGCGTTATTGGAAGTTGAATCCTTATTTCTTTTTAAGGATGTGGTATAAAATGAATGCTCCTACTAATCCTAGTAAGCCTTCATTACTCAATCCACCTAAAATACCCATAATGTTTTCCACTACTGAGTTCTCAGGCCAGAAAGGAATCATCATACCTTTGAATAATACTTCAAGTACTACTCCAAGAGCGATGATACTTATACCGATTTCTGTTAATGATTTGGCCCAATCGCCAATCTTATTTAGAAATTCCATAATTATCTCCTTTGTTTTGGTTAAGCAATATATAACTTTTTCATATTACAAAACATTGGGATACCCACAGAATAACTATATAAATTGAATAGAAAAAAAATGTAATATATATTTTATACCCCATAGAGTAGGATAATCAGTAAAATATATACATATTAAATACCAAACCCACCGAAGTGGGTTCATATCAAATCATTTTGAATTGCGATTAGGGTGTGTTATTGGATGCTAGCCGTGTTTCTAAACGAACGTAATTTATTATAATAATTGTTCCATCCTTAATTTATAAGTATATGTAAAATACCATTACAGTATCTTTTTCTTTATAACATAGTTGTGAATTACTAAGGTATCCATTTCACAGTTTAGAAAAGTTTCTATTGCTGATTTAGGGTCTAATACCATAGTTTGGTCTTTTAGATTAAAAGAAGTATTCAAAACAAGAGGATATCCATTATCAATTGCTAATTGAGTTAATAACTTGTACATTCTATTATGTTGTTTATGTACGAGTGATTGTATTCTAGCTGAACCATCCACATGAGTAATAGCTGGAAGTTTATCCCTATACTCTTCTTTTACTTTAACTACTTGGTTCATATAAGGAACATCTTTACTGTAATCAAAATATTTAGTTTGTTCTTCTGCTTTTACTATTGGAGCAAATGGTCTAAAACCTTCTCTCTTTTTAATTACACGATTCATTCGTGCTTTCATTTGAGGGTCACATGGATTTCCTAATATAGAACGATTTCCAAGTGCACGAGACCCAAATTCCATTCTACCTTCAAACCAACCTACTACGTTTCCTTCTGTAATTTCTTTTGAGATTATAGGAATAATTTCGGAGTGAGTTTTCTTTTCAAACCAAATATCAACATCCATTTCTTCCAAAGCAGATTCAACATCTTCATTTGAATAATGAGGACCAAGGTAGGGAGAACTATTATCTGGTCTTTTTTCACTTCCAACATTTTCATAATATACATGAAGTGCTGCACCAATAGCAGAACCAGCATCAGATGGAGCTGGTGGAATCCACACATTCTTAAAGTTTGAGTTTTCTAATACCTTCCCATTAGCAGTTCCATTGTATGCACATCCTCCACTTAAACATAAGTTGTTAGATGAACGAATTGCAAATAACCTATCTACTAATCTAAAGAATAGAAATTCATATTCGTATTGTAAGGTTGCTGCTAAATCTTTATGAGGTTGATTCAGATTATCTTCAGGTAATCTATTTGGTATTCCCAATAGTTTACCCAATTTTTCATTGAACATATGAGTGTCTGACCAGTCAAATGTAAAATATTCCATATTTAGTTCAAACCCACCATCATCAGTTAGATTGTAAAATTTTCTAAACTTATTAAGAAATCTTTTTGGATTACCATATGGAGCTAAACCCATAACTTTGTATTCACCTTCATTTGGTTTGAAACCTAAAAAAGCAGTAAATGTTGAATATAACATTCCAAGGGAGTGTGGAAAATTAATAGATTGTATTTTGCTAATTTTATTTCCTTCACCGTAATATAATGTACTTGTTTCCCATTCACCAACACCATCTACTGAAAGTATTGATGCTTTATCATAAGGTGAAGTATAAAAAGAATATGCAGCGTGAGATACATGATGGTCTCCATAGTATATAGAAGCATTTTGATTTGTTACACTATAAAGTTTATCTTCAAATAATTTAAACTTTTGTTTATTTCTTTTAATTATTTTTTTACGATTGAAGAATTGAGTTATAGGGCCCTGTTTTACTGATTTTTCAATTCTATTAAGTTTGTTTTTAGGATTATCATAAAAAGCAATGGTTTCTATATCATCACCTGATATATTAAACTCTGTATATAACCACTTTATAGTATTAATTGGAAAAGATGAATCATGTTTTATACCTGTGAATCTTTCTTCTTCACAAGCTCCTAAAACTTTTCCATCTTTTATAAGTGCAGCTGCACTGTCATGATAACCACATGATATTCCTAATATATAACCTTTCATTTAATCTTATAAAAATTCGTTATCTATATAAGGGTTTTCACCTTCATCCTCTTGAGTTGGTTTTTGCCAAAATGGTTTTTTATTTGGTTCTCTAAACTCACCATATTCAAGATACTCATTTAACATTTTTTTCTGATGTTTTTTCATCACATTTACAACCTTAGTAATATAATGAGTTTTACAATCGGTCATTTCTCTTATAAGTAGATATAAGTGCTTTTTATTAAAGTTTTCGATGTGTTCACTTCTTCTGAATAATTCTAATACTGCATCTGCTATTTGTAAATCTCGTTTCTTTGTGAATATAGAATTTAAGTTACTATCCCAATAACGTAACATAATATTTTTAAACTCTTTAAATTCACTACGTTCTTCTGTGTGATAAAAATCATCTTCAGGGTTCCATGTTGGTGGCATTTGAGATAAAAGTGCGTTTTGTTTCCATCTTTTATAATTACCATTGTTCTTTAAAATCAAATGATTCTTTGCAATAATGGTGAAATAAGAAAATGCTCTACCCTTTCCTTCCTTAAACATATGTATTTTTTCTACCATTGTAGAAACCACTTCTGTTTGTATATCTTTTTTTGCAACATCGAAGTAAGTAAACTTAAATGTATTTAAAACATTTTCTGCTAATTTTTCAAAAGGGAATTTAATTCTAGTTTCATATATTCTTGACCTCTCCTCCGAGTCTGTTGACTTGTTGTACTCTATGATTGCTTCTTGAGCAGGGGTTCCAAAATATATTTTAGATTTTTTTCTTCTTTTCTTTGCCATATTATAACTGATTATTTAAATCTTCTACTATTTTTTTTAATTCATCGAATGTTACTCCAACTTCATCATCTTTTTCAAATGCTTGTTTAGTATCTAATTTTCTCATTTGTTCAAGTGCATCTGCAACTCTAGTTCTAATAGAATTGACTGTACCAATCACTCTATCTTCAAGCTGTTCGTTTTGTTTTAATAGGTTTCGAACTCCTATTAGTAGTATAATATTTATTACTACTGAAATACCCACAATAATATTGTAGGTAGTTAATAATTCTATCATGTTATTGTATATTTAATTTATAACCACTAAATTTGGTTAGATACGAAGTTAATTTTGTACCATTACCATCTTTAAATTGTTTTCCCTTTTTGAAGTATCTTTTTACATTACCAGGTCCACCAAGATGTGCAGCTGCTAATATACCACTTTCTGTTATTTCTACACCATCTATAATAGTGCCCGAGTAAGTGTTGATATATAAACGTAAAATTCTTCTATTGTGTTCAAGTAAATCTAACATTGCTTGTTCTTGAATGTGTGGTGAATTCAAAAACTCTTTTTTAGAAATATCATATCCGAGATTTCTCAATGTTTTTCTACCAAATTGGTACTTACCCATATAACCCCACTTATTCACAACATCATATCTATTTGATGATTCTCGGTGTCCAATTGCGGTTAAAAACATTTCTTGTTGATTTATTTCTAAGGGTGCTACCTCTATTAATATTTTTGGTAGTTTAACCTTCTGTACTGTTATTTCAATTGGTACTTGTTCTACCATTTTGAAATATATTTGAGTAAAACTCATTAGGGTTATTGATGCTAGAGTTATTACTAGTAATCCTTTTTTATTTTTCATAGTTTCTCCTTTTAGGATAATACTTGTATAAAGATACGAAAAATATCTTTAATATCCAAATAAATTTTAATATATTTTTATGCCTCTCCTACAGGACCGAAGTACAACGATTCTAATAGAGTTTCATCAATTTCGTTTGATAATTCTTTTTCAAATTCAATTGTTAATGGAGTAGGAACTACTCTCATATCGTTTTTTATCTCTTTTATATAATCATTTTGAGAATTATGATTTTCTATTAAAAGATTCTCAAGTTCTTTTTCAGTAACTAATTCATTATCAAGTATAATATCAATAAGAGTTTCTACTACTACACCTTGTGCAAGTAGTCTATCGTTAAGATTTTTTATTAATGCTTTTGATGTTAAGTTCATCTAATAATTCCTTTATATTATTTACATTTTCATCTCCATATATCAAATCACCAAATGATTTTACAATTGATTTATCTGAAAATCCCATTGAAGATGCTAATCTCACACATATAACTTTAAACTCATGTATATTCATATCATCTGGTACTGTGAGTTCTATTTCCGAAGCCTCTCGATTTACTTCTATGTATTCTTTGTCTGTATATCTAAATATAAGTTTTCCCATTATTAATATAAATTAAAGGATTTGTGCTCCAGCCTTTAATAAAGGTTGAGCTTTTTTGTATTTCATAAATTCGGTATCTCCATTGGTTAATTTAACCATAACCCTATCGTTTCTACCATACTTTTTATCACTTATTACTGTTGTAGTATATCTTCTAGTAGAATCGGTTATAAGAAACCCATTGAGGTGGTCTATCTCATGTTGAGCACAAACACACTCTAGTAACCCTTCATCAGAAAAGAATTCGTTAGAATCTTTCCATTCTGATTCTGTGTTATCTGGTGAGAATATAACCGTACCTAAATTATCACACTCTACTGTAAATGATTTACGTCTTACTGTTTTAACTGGTTTTCTCATGGTTTTATCTAAAGATAAACATTGTTCTACATATGCAACTGTTTCTTTAGATACTTCGGTTACTTTTGGATTAATCAATACCAATGGTTCTTTTACATTGATTACACAAGCACGAACATCTAAACCTATTTGGTTTGCTGATAATCCTATACCACCATGTCTTTTTAATTCAGTTAGAAGAGTTGTTGATACTTTATCAATCTCTGCTTGAGTCATTGGTTTTTCTACCAATGGTTTTTTCAATTTACTTGGGTCTTTAATTAATCTCATTAAATATATTTAATTGGTTTGTAACTTTTTTTCTTGTTGAGATATCTTCACCCCAACCTCTAACATAAACAGTTCTACCACCATCGGGTGATTCGAAAATTTTAGCATCTTTCATTTTCTCGGTTAATGCATTCATACTTTCTCTTCCTTCATAATATAGTTCTCTTACTTTACTTCCAAGTTCCATATCGTTTGGATAATCTTTTACTAATTGTTCTATATTCATTATTCTGCTATGTTTAAATATTTTTCTAATAACCAAGATGATGATTGTACCTTTTCACCCAATCCCCATACTGAAGAAATTCCATATGAATCACAGGTATCATTTTCTGGTGTTGTAGTTTCTGTTCTATCTCCACCATTACCAAATGCCATTACACCTTTTGGTAATTCACCATTTTTTCTTATGTATCTTTGTCTTGCTGCATCAATAAAATCAATTGCGGTTTTATCACTATGGTCTTTTGGATTCATTATATAAACCCAATCAACTGCTTTTAGATTACTCATAATGAAAGCTCTTTCTTGTTCTTTCATAAATGATTTACCTTTTTTTTGAAATAACCACTTATCATTATTTAATCCAATCCAAACTTCATCAGCAAGTTCTTTGGCATTATTAATACATTCTATATGTCCTTTATGAACCGGGTCAAATCCACCACTAATTAAAATTACTTTATACTTTTTCATTATACTATACTTTTGTTATACAAAGATACGAAAACTTTTTTACATATCCAAATTTATTTCCAACTAAATCCTGCACCCATATGTCCCCACTTAGCAGTTTCTGAAAATATAGGTGATTTTAATCCCAATGTTTTTATTATTGATTGTGGTCTTAAATCATATGCGTTTATAATACTTTGTTTACCATCAACAATTACAGTTGCCTCTAATGGTTTATCATAACCAATTGCATATGCTAATCTAACTAACACTTCTTGGTTGTTAGGATTACTTAAAAGATAATCTACTGCTATATTTCTTGCCATATATGCTGCACTTCTATCAACCTTAGTAGAATCCTTACCACTAAATGCTCCACCTCCAAGTGGAACTCTTGGTCCATAATTATCTACTGCAAGTTTTCTACCAGTTAATCCAGCATCAGCAGTAAACCCACCGATGTTCCAATCTCCTGCAGGATTACAATGTAAATCTTTTATTTTATATTCTCCTGTTGCGAAGAAGTTTCTACACAAATCTTCTAAAATATTTTTTGGAGTTTTACAAAACGATGCAACAACAACAACTTTTTTATTTGGTAAAATAGTTATTTGAGTTTTTCCATCATGAGGATGGTACTTGAAAATCATTTTATTTAATTCTCTTGCCAAGTTATATTCTTCAGGTAACCAATTTGAGTTTTCTCTACAAGCATAACCAATCATAATTCCTTGGTCACCTGCTCCACCAGTATCAACTCCTTGAGCAATTTCTGGTGATTGTATATTGATATTGGTTATAACTTTTAGTGAATCATCAGTTGTAATATCTTTTACTACTGATTCTATTTCTTCATCTGTAATTTTATATTCCGATGTAACTTCACCTGTTACATACACCAACCCATTACCTCCACAAGTTTCTATTGCTACTCGTGAGTTTGAATCGTGTGTTAAGTGGATATCTAATAGTGTGTCTGAAATTCTATCACACATTTTGTCTGGATGCATCGGAGATACACATTCTGCGGTTCTTATCATTTAGTTAATTTTTGTTGTAGTTTTTGTATTTCATTTTTAATCTCTTGTGTTTGGGGTTCTATTAGTTTCAATTTTAAAATCTTGTTTACTATTTTATTAACTTCCAAATTATTCATATTAATTACTTAATGGTGCTTTAATTGTTGGGTGATATTTATATCCTTCTATTTCATAATCCCATTCTCCATTTAAAATATCTACGTTAGAAAATTTTATTGTTGGTAATGTAAAAGAACCTCGTAATCTTTGTTCTTCTGCTTGTTCAATATGATTTTTATATAAATGAGTATCACCTAAGTTCCCAATCAGTTCACCTGGTTCTAAATTTGTTTCTTCACATAATAAGAGTAATAGAGTACCATAAGATGCAATATTAAATGGTAACCCTAAGAATGTATCAACTGAACGTTGATTCCACATTAGAGATAACTTACCATCGTTTACATAACATTGGAATCCATAATGACAAGGAGGAAGAACTACCTTATGTAATTCACCCACGTTCCATGCAGATACCATTAATCTTCTACTGTTTGGGTTTTCTTTTATATTTTTGATTAGGTCTGCAATTTGGTCTACTGAATGTGGATTTACATCTGAATCATATCCAAACCAATATCTCCATTGTTTACCATAGATTGGTCCTAACTCACCCCATACTCTTGCAAACGCATCATCGGTTTTTATTTTTTCTATAAACTCTTTCTGTGGTAGAGGTTCATCTAAATCGTGAAGATAAGTTCGTTCATATACTTTATATGCATCACCATCCCAAATATGACAATTGTTATCAACTAAGTATTTGATATTAGTATCTCCCTTTAGAAACCACTTCAATTCAGTCATCATAGTTTTAACTGCCATCTTCTTTGTGGTTAGTAAAGGAAACCCTTCACTCATATCATGTCTAATTTGTTTACCAAATACAGATATAGTACCTGTACCAGTTCTATCTCCTTTTTCTTTTCCTTCTAACAAGATATCTTGTAATATCCCTTGGTATCTTAAATCTAAACTATTCATATTATGCTGTTATTCCATCATAGGATTCAAACCTATAATATACTGTTATTTCTTCACCTTCTCTAATTGGTCTTATTGTATGTAAACAACGTTTCTCGGTTGTTGTACTTATATAACAATTAGGATTTTCACTATGATTGATAAATCCACCAAGAGGAGTTCTTACCCATTCTCTTCTATTTTGTGAAACGGCAAATACATGAGTTTCGCCTAAATCAACACCAGCTTGTATTTCTACTTCAGCAACCAATCCCAATCCTTCAATAGAACTTTCTCGTATTGTTAATCCTTCGGGTAATGGTCTGTATGTATCTTCGAATTCTTTCATTTTATATTAGCCAATCGTTCTATTTCTTCTTTAACTTTTATATTCCAAGG